GCTTATATAGAGGATAAAGATTACTCCGAAGAGGAGTACGACCAACTAAAAAAAGATTTTGAAGCCTATTTCACCAACTACGTTTCAAATGTTTCAGCAGATTTTGAAGGCGGATTGGATAATAAATAATTTATACCTCAAAATCATCTATTATCATATTACACCCCCTAGTCACTTGTATTAGACTAGGGACTTTTTTTATTAGAAAACAAACTTGTAACTAAACAAATAACTGAACAAACTCAAAAATCAATGATTTAAGATAAACAAAAAAGCCCATAACAACGGGCTTTTTGCAAAATGAATTTTAAAATTAAAGCATTTTGTTGTAGAGCTAAGCTAGTTTTTTCTTAGCTATCTATTCAACCTAAAAAACTATTAAAATCTGCTATTATATAGAAGAAAGTTGTTATAGATTGCTTTACATTTTTCCTAAAAGTTAGCAAATAGGTAAGTAAAAATAGCTTAATTTACGAGTTCAGCAGGCAAGAAACTAGCACCAGTAAGGTGCTTTTTTTACCATCATAAGTATGCTGTTGTTTCTCTACCGATTATCAATGCTCCATTCAAGCGCTATACTCAACAAATTATTTTGAGAATAATCTTGTTTTTAGTCTTCAAGATTTTCGATGATATAAAAAATTCCCAGCCTATTCTCCTCTATCCCTTAAAGTTAAAATCACAAAATCTAACTTAGAGGAATCCGTAAAGTCTGGCTAGGAATTATTTAATCATTATTATTGTCAAAATTAGATTCTAAGTACTTGAAAACATTTATAGTTGGTATATTAATGCTCTGCATACCAAACATGCCAGTAACACTAGAGATATAAGTTCTGACATAAGAATATAGCATACTTAGCATATTAGGAAAGTATTTACTCATAAGGTCAACTTCTCCTTTATCCTCGTCTTCAAAAATACCTTGAACAACAATCTCTAAATAAAATGGATTCTGTTTGGCTTGATAATCTTTATCAAACAAAGTCATTTTTAGTTCTAAAGCACCTTCATGAATACTGTTTTTACTAATATTAGGTGTAGGATTCATAGAAAGATTAATCATTTGGTCACCTTCAAATGGGACAACCTCATTTATATCAAATTCAAAACGCTTTACTCTAATATCTTTTAAAACTAAGTCGCTATTATTACTCATGCAGCAAAACCTAAACTTTCATTTTTTATATTATTTTTACCAATATACTTCATATCCCAAGAAATATTTTCATTAAAACTATAGTTTGTCGATGCTATAGTATTAATATGAACATTCACTGAAGGATATGCTCCATCTCGCTCACACTCTTTAAAATACTCACTCGGCAATTGAACTTCTGAATATTTCTTAAAAGTGCCATCTTCATATAAAATTCCTGGAGTTGAGCTATCCATGTCATAGTCAACGCCTGAATATTCTAACATTTCAATCAATTCTTCTCTTGAGAACATGGCAACCTCCTAGCTTACATATCTTATTTTTATTTTTGAAAAAGGTATAATACTTTGATCCATGATACATAATTGATCTGATAACATATCAAAGCCACTCTTACCAACGTTTTTATTAGTAGAATGAAAGGTTCTACGAACTGCTTTATAATTAGGATATTTCTTAAAAAAATTATCTAAGACAAAACAATTTTGTTCATGTATATCTTTAAACTTCATCAAAATAGTATTCTGATTTTCTATACTTTTAAAAAGTTCAGTAGCAAACTCATCTAACTTACCCAAATCAGCTTCAGTATTCAGATTTAATAGTTCTTCATCATTAAATTCTATGTCAAAATAAAGCACTGCAGGTAACTTATCATTTCCTCCAGAAACTGAGTCTGCCCACCACTCTGCTTTTTCCAAGTCGTCAACAAAAAAATAAGCCCCATTCCCTAACCAATGATCAGAACGTCTATTTACTATAAATACTCCTGAAGATAAGATACTCAATAAACTTGCTTTATCTGTTCCATGGTAGCAACAAATATTCAAAATTACTTTCCCTTATTATAACTAATAAAATAATACCATTCATTATTATTAATAGTATTCATTATATTATATCTTATATAAAAATAAAGATCAATCATCTTTTATTAATTTCCTATAGTTTATCTAGCACTTTACGAGTTTAGCAGGCAAGAGACTAGCACCAGTAAGGTGCTTTTTTAGTTGTCCTCGCCTAGTTCCTTTATTATATCCGATACTTTTTCTAAACTCAATGTTTCGTGTGGCTCAACTCGTTCACCGTCTAAAACGTAGTCATGGATTTTACCATTCTTTCGGACAATCTGGACAGTATCACCTTTAATAAAACCATTGTCCATTGCCTCTTTGAATTCATCATAGGTTAGCATTTTGTTACCTCGCTTACAAATTTGTCCAACGGTTGGACAAAACGGAAGAAAAAGTTTTTTCTAAAGCAACCTCCTTTTATATTCTATTCGTAATTGATACAGAAAAAATACGTATCTTTTTAAGTAATTCTATTATAGAGAAAAATGTTAGCAAACATTAGCATAAATCGGTATAGACACCCCATAAAAAAACTGGAAAAATTGCGCGTGATGTAAGACAACACCTTGTAGTGGCTCTCCTTGGCACGAGAAAGGGGCGGGGGTGTATTTAAAAATAGCCCGAATGTTATCGGACTATTCTTTGTCTAGGGCGTGCTATGGACGTTATAGAGGGGTTTTAGTTTGTCTCTTTTGGGCTACCGTCTGGGTTAAGATAGCCTTGCTGAATACCCCATTCAACTTGGTCGTCATGCCATTGTTGACGTGCCTCATTCTGACCTTGCTCACGCGCAATCTCGGGTGAATTTGCAGGTATGCCACCATAACCATACTGTTCTTGAGCTTGTTGTGACGTGTCTTGTGGTGGTGTTACTCCGTCAGCTTGCGTGCTAGGTGCTTGCTCGCTTTGTGTCGGTTGTTCCTGCGTTTGAGACGTTTCACTAGGTTTTTCTTTAGATGAACTATGTGAGCTATGTTTTGATACCTTTGTAACTGTCGTAGATTTGTTTTTCACTTCCTTAGTTTTCTTACTCGGTTGCATAGTTACGATAGCAACAACAATTACAAGGATAGCTAATGGCAATATATACCACTTATATTTCTTAATGATACCCATATCTTTACCTTTTCTACTTGGTTTCTATGACACATTATAGCCCAACTATTACATTCATTCAATCCATTATCGGATATTGCTTTACTAATAACATTCCGCTATTTTCCACCATATATAGCATTTCATTCTAGTATTTTCTAACATTTATGGTTTCCATTCCCATATTTTCCAATAATATAGTAGTGTTTCATTCCGACATTTTCCAACAATCTAAAAGCGCTCAGATAACCCAAGCGCTTCATCACCTATGCTTTACTATAACCCTCAAAGCTATCACAAATACGGTTAAATACCTTTGTAATGTCTTTATCTTCCACGTACTTAATCACCAATGTAAAGGCGTTTCTAGCCTCGTTCTTGCTGATTGTGGTCTCTATTGTCGGTTGCTCGTAAGTTCCGACCATGTAACCAAGGATAGCGGAAGAGGTTGTTTGCGCGTGATCCATAGTTTCAAAGTCTCGTTTAAACGTGAATGCCACTGCATTGTCTGAATGTTCCTTAAGTGTCATGATGTTTCTCCTTTCCTTAATCAGTATAAGTTACAAAGACACTATCCTTTAGGCTTTGCACACTTACAACGTTTTTATCAATCATAAAGTCATTGATACGAGTTTCAAACTCTACATCATTTTCAATTCTACCCTTTTCAAAACCAAGTGTTTCATGTATTCCGTCTGATACGAGTTCTCTGGTAAATAATTTGATTTTCATTGTTTGGTGTCCTTTCTTATTTTTCTAGCACACTTAGTACACTACAAAAAAGTAACGTACTGAAAATAAACGTTGATATACCAAGGGTTTAGTACGGTTAGTACGGTTAGCACACTTTTTTTTGATATTTTCTCCTACGTACTTTTTTGTTTCTATTTTTTTTATTTATTTATTTTTATTTTATGTATTATATATTTTAAGTGTACTAAGTGTACTAGGTGTACTAAAGTATTGATATTAAAGCTTTTCTTTTTTTGATATACCGTACTAGAACCGTACTAGAACCGTACTAGAAACTAAATTCTTTCATATCCACGCTCTTTTTTATCTTTTTTTTGGTTCTCTGCATGTTCTCTACCATTGGTATAAGCGTCAAAGTGCCAAGGGTTGTAAATTAATTTAGGGGAAAAATCCCCGAAAAATCTTCTTCCTTTTTTAATAGTTACTCCTTTGGCTCTAAACGTTTTAGGTAAAATTTGCTTTATCTGTTTGTGTAAAGCAGTTTCGTTTAAAAAATATTTGCTATTTTGGTGTTGTCTGCAATAGGCTTTAAAGCATTCAAAAACGTATCCATTAGGAACATACTTACATTGAATAACGTCATCATTGAAAAACCTATCTACAAAGTCCGCTACGGGGTTCATTTCTTTGTATTCTTCATCAAGAAATTTAATTGATTTTTGAGGTTCAACGTCCTTAAACGGTGTTTCAATGGCAATCTTAACAAGGTACTCCAACACTTCGGGGCGATTGATATAGTCACCCTTTATTCTCTTGTCTGGTTTTCCTTTGAGTTCGCTAAATGACAACACTCTAAAACGTCTGTCAATAGCTTTTTTATCTGCGTTCATTCTTGGAAAGCCATTAGATGACTGAACAACGGTCATTTTTAAACGTGTGGTATATGGTCGTTGTTTTTTATCCTCTATCCTAATCGGGTCGCCCGTAGCAAGACTGAATACAATAGAAGTGTCTTTGATAACAACGTCTTTTTGTACGTCATCACCAATGACTACCGACTTACCGATAAGAATAGAAGTCTCAAAGCGCCCGACAGTGGCATCAATTTTAAAACTAGCTATGTTCTCAGATCCCACTAAATTCTCTAACAAAGTTTGAAACGTTCCTTTACCCGTTCCACCTACTCCATGCAACCAAAATATATTTTCTAAGGTTTTGCCCGTGATAGTGGCTCTGATAATTTGTATAGCTAAGTCATAACTTTCTTTATCATTGTTAAAAAGCCCTTTTAGCCATTCAGTTGGTTTCCAGCCGTTGATAGTTGGTTCTTTTACGTGGGGATTGTACCCCACTTTAACTTTTCGGGTTACAATAATGCTCGGGTCAAACGGTTTAAATTTGCCCGTTTGGTTATTGTAAAGCTCGTTCCCAACGACTACAAAATTGTCTTGTTTATCTTTTAAAGGAACACTATGAGATATTTTATATAGTGCATCATTAGCTAGTCTTTCCGTAGTGTCTGGGTTAATAGTTGCCATTAAATCTTGTAAGAACTCGTTATCCTCTGCGTAAACCCCACTATCTGGGTCGTAAAAAAATAATGGCGCTCTTTGTCCTTGCCCCTCGGGTCTAATTCGTACAAAGCGGATATATCTTTTTAAAAAGTCCGCACAACGCAGTGAAGTTGTGGGGACTACTTCCTTTTTAGCCTTTTCCCCCAGCTTAATTGCATCCGCCTCTACTTTTCTTCGTTTCAATTCTGAGTTGTTTTTGTCTTCTTCTGCGCTAGCTAGCTCCAGTAATGCTTTGGGGCTATTCATGTAAAAATCATAAGCCTTTTGATAAGCCATTTCTTTTCTTTTTTCTAAAATACTTATAAATTGTTTTTTGATACCCTTGAATGTTATTAGATATCCGTCTTTATCAAACGGAGATTGTTTGTCTTCCTTAATTTCTTTTTCCAACTTTTCAATATCTATCACTTATAAAAATCCCTCCTCAAAATCTATTAGTTAATTCCTTTTTAGCGATACTTTCAAAAGTAGCGTCCAATTCTCGCTCGGGTAATGGCTCGGGTGTGTTATTGTTTGCCATTACAGTTAACTGATAAGCCGTTGCTAAATCAAAGTTAACATAACGATTTAACAACATACCAACAAACCTAGCTACTGCGACATTTCGCCCACCCTCATCACCAAAGCCATGTAATAGAGTTTCAACAATGCGTATTGTAATTGTTTTATTACCGCTTGGGCGTGGTGTGTGATAGTGTGGTTTCTGACTAGCCGTAACTGTATTTGCTACGGGATAATCACGCCCTCTATTTACTATCTTTTCATAGTCAGCAGGATCTCCAGTGGTTACTGGTAAGCCTTGTAACTGCGACCATGTTAGGCTTGTACTGTCGTAAGATAGCCCGATTTTGCCTGCTATCTCTTGGGCAGTCTGCCTATAGGTCTGCTCATTCATTACGTCGCTAGGTTTCACCACAAGCCTATAACGTGGCTTTTCTTGTGTGTGCTTAATAGTTGGGTAAATGATATAAGAATAGCCATGTAAGGCGTTCTCGACAACGCTAGGAAAGTCTATGCTAGCCTCTAGCTCGTCATAGTCCAAGAAAATCAAGTTACGGCAAACCAAACTAGCGTTATTGCGTTTGTAGTTGCCGTTCTCGTCTCGTTCCACCCACCCAGCAATACAGTAGGGGGCTGAATTGCGCTTAAAATCGTCTATATTTACACCTTGTGGCACTCTCCTAGGTCTAAATTCTGCGATATAGTCAAAGGCTCTTTTTTTATCGAATAAATGTAAGTCGTTGCCAAAACCTATACTTTCGTAAATAGGCATATTTAGCACCCCCTTTTTAGTTATACACGCCTAGAAAAGCTAGAATATCACTGACACGATAATATACCTTTCGAGTGTCTTCCACTGGTGGCTGATATCGTTTAAGCCCTGCCTCTTCCCAGCGTCTTAGGGTATTGTATTTAAGTCCTAGCTCGTCCATTGCTTGCTGGGCAGTGATTAGCCCTAACTGGTGTTTATCGAGCTTAGAATACCCCTCTAGGGCTTTATCTAGTACCGATATAACCCCTTGGGCAAGTTCCTTTTGATATTCTTCGCTAAATACCTGCATAGTCGCTCCTTTCCAGTATTTTCTCGTATGCAGTCACGTCTTCAATAGACATTAGAACGTCGAGCCTTTTCTGCTCGTTCTTTACTTGGTTTTTAAGAGAAATAAGCCCCTCTAATAGTTCCTCTCTGGTCTCTGCTATATAGTAGCCATTACGAATACCAACCCTAGCACCAATAATAGGAACACCATAGCGAATAACTAGGTTACTAATTGCACTAGAAATTAGGCGGGAGTTGTAACCCGTGATAGTGGTTATCTCTCCGCCAGTCGTGGCGTTAGCACGTCCTTTCTTTAGGATTGCTAAGACTGCCATTTCTGCCTCTTGTAGTCTATTTTGTTTCATTCATACCTCTTTCTTGACTACTTACAATAATTTGCCCATTCATCCACATATCAGTGGCGTCCATTAAAAACTCAAGCACACTTTCTAACTTCTTGCGGTCTTGTGGTGGGTAACAATCTAATTTATTTTCAAGGGAAAAAGCCAATATAGTGTTATAAGCCTCTTCAAGATCTAAGCCAAAGTTTTTAGCTCTTTCGGATGATAAGTTAAATTTTTCTGTCATGATATTCCTCTTTCTAGTTGTTATACTTGCCTTGTGATTGAATATAAGCCCCGTAGCGTGTGCCTACGTTGCGCGTGGTGTTATCTGTCACGCAATCAGTTTTAGGCTCTATATCAAGCTGAAAATAGCTCTTTTTAAGCCATAGAACAGTTAGGGCAAGCGTTAAAATGATAGCTAGGACAATAAACTGGCTAGCAGATAAATTCAATTCAGTAGCCATGAGTTACTCTCCTTTTTCCTCTGCCTCGTATGCTCTTAATTCCTCTGGGTTGTCGCATTCGAGTAGGTAAAATGCAATTCTGTCTAGGTCGTTAGAATAAATTTCTGCCATATCAAAGACTGTTTCAAGAAACTTATCTGTTTCATGGCGTAGTAGTCCATTGTCTGCCCCTGCGTGCTTTGCGATCATAAGAGTGTTAGCATGGTGGCGTAGTGCTTGTAAACCAGACATGATATTAGTTAGGTCAGTTCCTAGGTTTTTGCTTTGTTTTACTGTTATTGTATTTTTGTTTGCTTTTTTAGCCATTGTATTTACCTCAATCGTATTCTTTAGTTGCTATTTTTAAGAGGTAGCGCTCTAAGTAGGGGTATGCGATACCAGCAATTCATGGTATAATTGAGGTATCTAATTTCGATTGCTAAAACCTACTGAAATACAGACTTGCCTAGTTGTATTTATGTTATTTAGCAAAATTCAGTTAAAAGCCTCGTTAGTTTGGTCGCTCTCGTAGGCTTTTTTTGTTGTCTTATTCCTAATAAAATAATTCATCAATAGTGATATCGGGTTTAATTTTAGCAACCATAGATTTTATAGCTAGTCTTTGCTTGTCGTTAAATGCAGTTTTACCAGTCTCTTTATTGTTATATGACTGAACAGAAATATTTAGTTCTTTTGCCATATCACGTTGAGTCTTACCTAGCATTACTCGGTAACCTTTTAACTTCGTCATGTTGTTTACTCCTTTATTATTTTTTTTGAAATCAGACAGTTATGTCTTATTCGAGAATAGTATATCAGACTTTTTTGTACGTTGCAAACAAGAAATTTATCTTTGTTAGGACATTTTTGTCTTTTTTTATGTTACAATCAATAAGAAAGGTGATGAGTATGAGTAAATTAAGAGAATTACGAAAAGCAAGAAATATGACTCAAAGCGAGTTAGCAAAAGAGATAAAAGTATCTGAAAAAACTATCTCACGTTGGGAAAAAGATGAAACATTGATGAAAGCCAATAAAGCAAAAGAGTTAGCAAAGTTCTTCAATGTTAGCCTAGGGTATTTGTTAGGTTACGTTAATAGATACGAGCCTTATTATAGTGATGAAATATTTATAGGTGACGGAAAAGGGGGCTATACTTCTTTAAGTAGTGAACGTGATGAAGAACTTAGACCCCTTTTCTATAAACACGTAGAGGAAAAATTCACTGATTTTCTTAAAAGTTTTGATTTCGTTATCAGCGATAATGAGATAAAAGCAGTTCTAAGCCTTATTTCAAACCTTAATATCAATAATTATGAAAGTGACGAATTCTCTCGTTTGGTAAACCCAGTAATGGAAGATAAGATAAACTTAAAATATATGGGGTATTCAAAACTCGGTGATGGCTTTTATTCTTGGAAAGCATACGAAAATTTTAAAAAATCACTAGGCATTGATACCGAACACACTTTATAGATTATCGAGATAAACCAATCTAAAACCTACTGAAATACAGACTTGCCTGCTGATGTTTAGAAAGGTTTATCATGGAAATTAATGAGATAAAGAAAAAAGACGGGTCAACCGTCTATCGTGCTAATGTTTATCTTGGTGTTGATGTAATCACTGGTAAGAAAGTTACAACTAAAGTAACCGCTAGGACAAAGAAAGAACTCAAGACCAAAGCACAACAAGCGCAATTTGATTTTAAAGCTAATGGATCAACACGCTTTAAGGCTAGCACTATCACAACATATAAAGAACTAGCTCTTTTATGGTGGGATAGCTATAAAGATACCGTAAAACCTAACACCCAAGATAATGTTCATAAGATTTTAAATAACCATATCTTGCCTTTGTTTGGCAGTTTTAAACTAGATAAACTAACAACTCCACTAATACAGTCGATTATCAATAAGGTTGCTAATAAGACCAACAAAGGAGAAACGGGGGCTTATCTCTATTATGACAAGATACACGCGCTTAACAAGCGTATTTTACAGTATGGCGTAGTCATGCAAGCTATACCGTTTAACCCTGCGCGTGAGGTTATTCTCCCTAGAAATATCCAAAAAGCAAAGCGACAAAAGGTTAAGCACTTTAACAACGAGGAACTAAGACAATTCATTGATTACTTAGATAGCCTAGACAGTAATAGATACCGTTATTACTATGAAACCGTGCTATATAAGTTCTTACTTGCCACTGGTTGCCGTATTAACGAGGCTTTGGCTCTCTCATGGTCTGATATTGACCTTGATAATTCTGTTGTCCATATAACCAAGACTTTAAACTATAAACAAGAGGTAAACAGTCCTAAGTCAAAAGCTAGTTACCGAGATATCGATATAGATCAGCAAACCATAACCATGCTGAAAAAATACCAACGTAAGCAAACCCAAGAGGCTTGGAAACTAGGTAGGTCTGAAACAGTGGTATTCTCGGACTTTATACACGAATACCCTAATAACCGTACCTTACAAACTCGATTAAGAACACACTTTAAACGTGCTGGGGTAAATAATATAGGTTTCCACGGTTTCCGACATACTCATGCTAGTTTGCTCCTTAATTCGGGTATTCCTTATAAGGAGTTGCAACACCGCCTAGGACATTCTACTCTTTCAATGACTATGGACACATACAGTCACTTAT